CGAATCTGCACCACTCGCCGAAGCTGCACGACTCGCCGAAGCTGCACCCAGCGCCGAAGCGGCACGACTCGCCGAAGCGGCACGACTCGCCGAAGCGGCACGACTCGCCGAATCTGCACCACTCGCCGAAGCTGCACGACTCGCCGAAGCGGCACGACTCGCCGAAGCGGCACGACTCGCCGAAGCTGCACCCAGCGCCGAAGCTGCACGACTCGCCGAAGCGGCACGACTCGCCGAATTTCTTGATCTGCGTGTAATCCCCAGTGGGGCAATCGCGCATACCATCAACAACCGGGAGGGCATCAAACTCTGCTTGTGTGTATTTCTTCATTTCCGTCATCTCAGTTCTCCTGCATGGCGGCGAGCGTGTCGTACAGATCGTCTGCATCGGTGAACACCGAATATGCCTTCTCTGGAGTATCCATGTATGTGAACCTGTCGTCGTGCAGATGGTTGTAGTCACACCCGGTTTGGACGCATGTCACTTTCCCGCTTGACTCGTGGTATTTCAAGTACGTAGGTCCGCCATGCATGGGTAAAACAGAGGCGGCTTCTTGCCACATATCAGGTCCACTGAAGCGGCTGAAATGCGGATGCTCTGGAAAGATGTAGGCATACACACACCATCCGTGCTGCCCGTCATAAGAGCCTGACCTATTGATGCGATGACGGGATATCTCCACAGTGAAATTTTTCCCGCGTCGCACCCAAAGTTCTTTGTGCTCCCATTTGGAAAAGTCAGTTGGCATTTTCACTCTCCTTGTTCGCCAGGGCGGCGCGGGCGACATACGATATGTCCATATACTTGCCGTTGCGAATGGCTTGTGGTGACTCCGGGCTGTCATCGTCGCAGTCGTCGGCATAATGGACAAACTCAACCAGTGCTTTGCGCAGCGCATCCCGCTCGGCCTTGATGGCGTCGATCTGGGCTTGGGCGTCCGTCTGCGGCATCGCGTTGATCGCGGCGGCTAGGACGGCGCGTTTTGCCCCCCACGGGTCGCCAAATAAGGACGCTTGATCTGCTACCGCCTGCGCGGCGTCCAGCATTTCATCGGTCACATCTTCCGGCTTCATACCGTCACCTCGCAATCGCCTTGCCCGCTGTAACAAGCTGCGCAAGCACGTTCTGTATTGCAAATGCCTTTTGTTTCTGGGGATGCCTCCGGTAATTCAGTCGTCGGTGGCTCCTGCCGCGCCAGTTCCTCGCGCAGGGCGTCGAGGGCGTCGGCGAGGTTGCGATACTCCAGAATATCTGCACGGACTTCCGGCTCTACGATGGAGTCGAATGCGTAGTTGCTGGATGGCGCTGAATACGATAGCAGCAATTCATGCGCGCTCTCACGCAGAAATTCCGCTGCCCGCTTGAGGGTGTCATCGTGGGTCATGGCAGTTTCCTTTCGGTTTCGTAATCCGGTGAGTCCACAAAATAGAGGTTTCGCGGTGCAGGGATGTTGGCGTCGTCGAGTTTGGAATCGAGACCGAAGGGAGTTGCCGCACGGAACACCTTCCCGTCAATCTCAGTTACAAACTCTCCCTGCTCATCCCACACGAACACGGGAAACTTTTCCCAATGCTTCGTATGCAGCGTGATTGCGTCGCTCTTGAGCATGTCAGTCCCTCACGTAATCGGTAGTTGTGTACGCGATGGTGTCCTCACTGAGCACGGCACTTGTCGGCTCGATCACCACGGTAACGTGTGGGTGACAGTTCGCGTTCAGCCACTCAATTACGGGGCGCGTTACCTCTTCAAACTCTTTGCGTTGCTGGTCGTTCATGGCAGTTCCCTTTCGATCACGTCAATGCGGAAGCCGGTGTGCTTGCTATAATGCTCCTCGAATACGCGCTGAGGGTCATCGTACCCCCCTTCTGCCGTTGAAACGGCGCGCACTTTCCCATCCTTCTCAAACCACGTCGCCACGTAGACTTTCTGCGGCTCAGGTTTGATACGAAGGCGTTCTATAGACCACCCCCGAGGGTCGTGTACGCCGTTCGTGGCATCATTCCACTCGCCTGCCGAGGGTCGAATCTGCCACTTCTTCCCCTCCGCAATTGCGGAGTAAATCTCTGCCCACTTGCGGGCTTCTTCGGGCTTCATGACACTTCCTTTTCGACGTGTTGATACACCAGTGACCAAAGTGCGGCATACAAATCTTCGTCATTAATGTGTTGCAGAATAAATTCGCCTATGTCCAGCGCAGATGCGTGATGTAACCAGTCCGCAGTGCGGCGCTCGATCTCCTCGTCGCGGGCGTTCTCCGCTTCGATGCGAGCCAGATCGCGGTCGAGGTCTAGGTCAACGGGGTCAGGGGTATTAGTCATTTTGCCTCTCCTACACTCGCATAGGCATAATGACGCCGACAAACGTGTCACAAACCAGCGACACCAGGGCTGCTCCGTCCGTGCCGTTCTGGTGCAACTTGAACTGCCCTGGGTGCTTAGCCCCTAACTCCTTGTTGGACGCGGTGAATAGTGCCAGCAGCTCGGCGTCATAGTTACCGGCCTCACCGCTTGCCCGCGCGGGAATAACCCGGTCGCAGTCGGGATAAACCCCGTCAACACCTGTGAAATTAAGGTCAACCACGCCAGAAGGCAACTCCTGCACAATGCGCGCCTTGCGTCCTTCGTCTATGTGCAGCAGCGCCGCCGTCGCCAGAACCTTCGCCGTCGGGCGAAGCGCCTTGATCACCTCGCGCGGGATGATGAGCACAGCAGATCCCGGATTCGCAGCCCTCTCGGTTACTCTCCCCAACACAGCGCCGTTGGTCGCGGTATAGACCGTCTGATCTGGCGTGAATGCGACGTGCACGCCGTTCAGATAGCGGCGAAGGTCCTTGATCCCGGACAGGTGCAGCAGCGCGCGAAGGACGCGGGTATCAACAGTAAATTCTTGCATGGTCTTTCTCCTGTGTGCGGTGCGACGAATAAACTTTAGCTGTAGTGGTCTGGTGGGTCAAGTGTTATTTACTGATTGTTTCATCTTTGCCCTATAGCGGGCTTGAGCTGCCTTACGCGCCGCTTTGCCCTTCTCTGACTGAGCGTAACGCCGGGCTACAGCCTTAGCTTTCGGCGTGTTGTTGTAGCGAGCCTGTGCGTGGCGCTTTAGTGTCATATAGTGCTCTAGTGCGCCGAAGCCCTGGAGTTGTAGCCCGATCTTCAACCATTGATACTCGTTACTCGCTGCTGGCTTGTACGGCTCAGCAGGATCACGCTCCAGCACATCGCCCCAGTCGATCGCGCGCTCAGGGGCGACCGACCGCGCGTCTGTGGCGTCCGGTAGGCAGATCTCCACTGGTAATACCGAAGATGATGAGGAGAGCGCGCCGGTACCGTCCCGCATCTCTCGGATTGCGAACGCCAGCGATCGGCAAACAATCTTTGCTTGGCGGATCAAGATGCGCCGTTGTGGCGTGTTCGGCGCGATCCTGGCAAACTGCCGCAATCGATGGAGTAACTGCACTGCCTCCGGGATATCGGCGCGGTGCCAGTGCGGTCCATGCGAGCGCATCCAGCGCTCGACCGAGCGGGTATACATGCGTAATCTGTCCGCATGGACTCTAAGCCCTTGATCTTCTTGCATAATTCCCTCGATAGGTTAGGTACTAGTTGGAGATCGGCAATAGCGTAACGAAAAACCATATGTACCACAAGCTGCGCGCAGTAGGCCTTGGCCGGTAAACACCAGTGTTATCGTCCAAGCCGTTGATTTTGCAGAACAAATCGGCGCCTGAGGCGGTATTACCTGCGCCCTGGCAGGGGTAGCCGCTGTAATCAACTATCACGAAGATATGGCTTGTTTGTATATATATGGTTACTCTATATTATATAGATTGATAAAAGATAATACTGATATAGGAACCCAATTTTTTTAGCTAAATCAAGGGCTTAGCAGCGTTTTGGCCGCTACGGGCGTGTTCGCCAGCCGGGCTAGGCTAGGCTAGCGGGCAAAACTCGATTTTTCGCAACGGGCCGGTATAGGCTCAGGTCAGCGCCACCACAATAGCCCAGGCGAAGCCCGCGCCAGCTGCACAGCACACCAGCAGGGCGACAGCCGCGCGCCACCATGACGACGGCGCAGATTTCGCGGGCGCATAGATTTGGCGGTGCGGGTTGCAGCAAGCCCGGCTCATCGCGCGGTTAGCGTCGTATTCGTTCTTCATGTTTGCTGCTCCTTGTCGTTACGCGCTGTGCACTGCTGGACTGCAAGTGCCCGCGCCTTTGAATCATCGTCAGAAAACTGTACCGAGCCCACCCGAACCGATGCCGTAACCCCGGTTTTGTAAATCTCGTAATGCCCGCTCTTGACGCGTCGCACCCAGAACTTGCCCGCTTCAAGAACGATGTCCTGTTCTTTCATTTTTTAGTCCCTCGTCACATACCGGCCATTGCCGCCCGGATACTGCTCACGTTGTAGCGTGCACCGTCTGGCGTCCTCGTTATGCCGCAGCTCGCCAGAGACTCGAGCAGGCGTTTGGCCGCGGCATCCTTGCTGCTTGTGGCTTTGAGGGCTTGCTGCGCCATCCAATACAAGCCTTCGTCGTTGTTAATCCACAGGCTGATGTTCCAAGCATTCCAGCTGCGGTGTCCGTTGAATGTCGCCATGATGTTGCTCCTAGTTGCATCGCTATCGTCAATGTACGTTAGCGATGGCTTAACTATATATTAGCGGTTGATCGAATCAAGCAGCTTTACAAATGTTTACATGCTCGATTGCTTCAATGCCCAAGCTGGTGCAATGGTGTCGATGCTTCAATGTCTGATCTGTGCCAGCAATGCGAATGCGTCGCAATCTCAAACTCTGGAATCGCCCGACCGTCGGGGGACGAAAATTTTTCACGCCGGGGTACCGCACATTCCGCGCGCAATTTCCAAAAAACTGCATCCCGACGAGCAATAGCCCACACGGCGCGTAGCGGGCTTTCATGGGCTAGGTAAGGGGGTAGGTGCTGTTGGTGCCTTGCAAATCAAACCACTGCACACTAAACTGCCATCGACACTTTCTCTGTGTTGACTCCTTTTCCGCAACGCGCCCCACGTTGCGGTTTTTTCTTGAGGACTAAGAATGGCGCGGGAAGCGAGTCCCATCACACAACTGATACGCGAGCTGGAATCGGATTGGGCATTTACGCTCGACTTCCTGTTCTCGCATCGTCACCCGCAAGCGAGTCCTCCGTTCCATCGGCAGATCATCGATGCGTGGTTCTCAGATCACCCCGCCGTGCTGGTCGAAGTGTTCCGGGGAGGGGCGAAGTCCACCCGTGCTGAGGAAGCCATCTGTGTTGCCGCACTGTTCCAGTTGGCGCGCTATATCCTGATCGTCGGCAACACCTACAGCAGCGCGTGTGAGCGGCTTGCGTCCATTCGGCTTGAACTCGAAAACAACGAAAAGATCAACGGGATATTCCGTTACACCAAGGGCGCAACGTGGACGGAGAACCTGATCCAGTTGAGTAATGGGGTCATCATCCAGGCGTTCGGGGCGAACCAGTCTGTTCGGGGTACAAAGAACCCGGCGAATAACGCGCGGCCTGATCTGGTGCTGATTGACGACTTTGAAGATCGTGACAGCGTGGCGACGCCGGAGGCCAGGAGAAAGGTGAGCCAGTGGTTCACGCGGGAGCTTAAACCGGCGCTAGACCCATCGGCGCGCATCCGTGTGAACGGGACGCCTCTGCACGCGGACAGCGTTATCGAGCAGTTCAAGCAAGACCCGACGTGGCAGGTGTTGTCGTTCCCGCTCTACACGGTAGATGGCGACACCAAAGTGCCCATGTGGAACGAGAGGTTCCCGTTGGCATGGATTGAGGCCAAGCACGACGAGTTCAAGGCAAACGGCGACCTCGCAGGGTTCAGCCAGGAATATCTCTTGAAGCCCATGAGCGACGCGGCGAGCGTCTTCGCGCGTTCGGACTTTCAGGTCATCGACCCGGCGTTTTCACGTGTGGACTTCGCGCCACGCATTCTCGTGGTTGACCCGGCACGGACGACAAACCAGCGCACGAGCGCCCGCACGGGATACGCGGTGGGCTCATGGGTGGGCAACGAGCTGTACGTGCATGAGGCGACAGGACACTTCCACTCGCCGTTCGAGCAGGTCGCGCACATCTTCCACCTTGCGCAGATTTACCAACCCATGACCGTCGCAGTCGAGGAAGACGGCTTGAACCAGTGGCTGTTGCAGCCATTGAGGGCGGAGATGAGCTGCCGTGGCGACATCATTCCGCTACAGCCTGTGCGCGCCCCACGCGACAAGGATAACTTCATCAAGGGTCTGCAACCGTTCTTCCAAGCCAAGGAAGTGCGGTTCATGAAGCCGATGCCCGACCTGGAGGCAGAACTGCTGGCATTCCCCTTAGGGCGCAAGGACGTGGCTAACGCGCTGGCCTACCTGCTACGTCTGCGTCCCGGGATGCCGGTATATGCCAACTTCAAGGCAGAGCATATCCAGCACAGGGCGCCCTCGCAGCGGGCGGACTGGTTTCTGTTCATCAACGCCACGGCGGGTATGCTGCAAGCCGTTCTTGCATTCGCGCAGGACGGGGCGGTACATGTGGCGAGAGATTGGGTGCTCGAAGGGTCTCTGGACGACTCCTTGCGCGCAGTATTCCTGTCAGCAAGCCATGAGATGCCCAGCGGCAAGCGCCCGGTGCTGTTCGTCCCGGCGGACAGGGTGCTACAGAACGACGGGTCGGGTCTGCCGACGACGCTCAAGCGTATGGCCGTCGAGTTCCGTCAGGGCAAGAGAACGGTGGAGGCACAGGAATGCCTTGACACGCCCATGCGCATGAAGCGGGGGGTAACGCCTCTGCTGACGGTAAGCCCGGAGGCGACATGGACGCTCAACGCGCTGGCGGGAGGCTATTGCCGTGACCCAGGGACGACGTCATTCTCCATACGCGACACAATCCACAAGCATGTGGCGCAGGCGCTGGAATCGGGGTATGCTGCCATCAGTAACTTCGCGCTGGACAACGAGGACGCGCAGGATGTGGTGTGGGCGAGAAGTGACACAGGGCGCAGGTTCATATCCATGCGGAGGTAAGATGGAACCGGTCTGGATTTTCGGTGGTGTTGTCGTAAGTGTGCTCAGGGTTATCATGGCGGCATTTCTACTTCTGATCGCCCCACTGTGACTATGGACGAGGACAAGACCATCGACGAGGAGCCCGAATACGTCGGCAAGCGTGACGTGCTGGAGCAGGCGCAAGAGGTTTACCGCGATGTGGTGGACGGCTTCCTCGCCCGCGCGGATCGCGACCGCGACATTGCCAAGTTTTGGGAAATCTACGACTGCAAGCTCAGCGATGAGCAGGCTTACGCCGGGAAGTCCAAGATTTTTGTTCCTGCGGTGCGCGATGCCATCGAGGCGCGCACCCTACGGTTCAGCAATGCGCTATTCCCCAGTAGTGGGCGGTATGTCGAGTGCATTTCATCGACGGACGACACGGCACGCGCGCTCAAGGCGCTACAGAACCACTATGTGCGCGCGGCGCGGCTGCGTGAGATTGTCACCAGCATGCTGCGTGCAGGCGACGTGACGGGGCAATACAGCTTGTACGTGGACTGGCAGACACGCGCACGCAAGATTATTGAGCGTCAGAGCGTGCCTGTGACACTGCCCACGGGCGAGACGGTGCCGGGCACCACCATCGAGATCGAGAAAGAAGTTGAGATCGAGACGGGGCTACCTGACATTTGGGTGCTGGCGGATCAAGACCTTGTGGTGCTGCCCGCAACGGTGGATACCATTGACGATGCAGATGTGGTGGCCGTCGCTTTGCGTGTGACGAAAACGTGGCTACGCGAGCGCAAGGATCAGTTTCAGCCCAAGCAATACAAGAAGGCGATGGCTCTGCTATCGAACAACGGGGCTGACAAGAAGGACAACCCCAACCACCCCGAGGATGCCAAGCGCGCGGCCAAGGAAGCAGGCGTGCGCAGCGACAAGGGCACAAAGCACTTGCTGCTCTACCAGGTGTGGTGCTCACTCAAGATCGACGGGGAGCACACACCGGCGTACTTCCTCGCGTTCGGCCCTGATGACTTCTTGACCATCAAGAAAAACCCATTTTGGGGGCAGCGGCCCCCAGTCATCTCCGCGCCGGTCAAGAAAGTACCGGGAAGCTTTTGGGGTGTGAGCCCCATTAAGTCGGTCGCGCAGCTACAGTATCAGGTTAACGACGCGATCAACATGGGTATGGACGCGGCGCAGTACGCCCTTGCGCCTATCGTGATGACAAACCCGGAGAAGAACCCGCGTGTGGGCTCTATGGTGCTGGAGATGGCCGCTGTATGGCAGACCAGCCCGCAGGACACGCAGATTCTGGAGTTCCCCAAGCTGTGGCAGGATGCGCTGACCCTCGTGGGCGCGGCAAAGGCACAGATTCAGGAATCGTTTGGCCTTAACCCGGCAATGATGCCCATGGGCGGTGCGCCCGCGCGCAAGCCGACGCAGGCACAGGTCGCCATGGAACAGCAGATCACGCTGGAAGCCATCAGCGACAGTGTTCGGGTGCTGGAATCGTTCGTGCTAACGCCGACCGTGGAGCGCATATTCGAGTACGACCAGCAGTTCCGAGACAAAGAAACGACCATTGAGCATTTTGGTGAGCTGGGATACGAGGCCGAGATGGAGCGTGTTCCGCCTGTGCAGTGGGGTACGCGGTATCGGTTCGTCTGGAACGGTGTACAGCGCATGCAGAACGCGCAGAACGTGCAGCAGATGATCGCTGCGATGAACGTGTTACGCGGTATCCCACCGCAGCAGTTGGGTGGCCGCGTGCTGGACATCGGCCCCATCCTTGACCAAATGGTAGACACCGTGTTTGGGCCTCGCCTTGGAAGTCAGATTCTTAAAAGCGCGCGGGACAGCATGAGCATCGACCCGCAGATTGAGAACGAAATGCTCTCACAGAACATGCCAGCGGCCCTATCACCGTTGGACAACGACGCCGAGCATATTCAGGTGCACCATGCTGGGGCTATGCAGACTGGCGACCCACATCATCAGTTTGCCGCGCACATCATGGCGCACCAGCAGCAGATGCAGCGCAAGGCGCAAGCAGCCGCGCCGCAAGGCGCGCCGGGCATCCCCGGCGGGGCAGGTCCTGGCGTTCCAGGCACGCCAAGACCTGGCGGTCAGGCCGTTGGCCCGCGTGGTGTCGCACAGCAACCGGCGGGTGCCGTTCATCCGGACCAGATGCACGCGCCGGGTGTGATGCCTAGAAAGCTCTGACGAATCTGATTGACATTTTCAGTACCTGCGCTATATTGCGCGAAACTCGAGCGACTCCCGTAAGGAGTTATTCGACTTGTGGCCGTAAGCACACTCAGAGGACAGTATGGAACCCGATGATCTGGAACAACTAGGGACGGAATATGAGCAAACCGACGAAACCCAAGGCATTACCGAAGGCGACGGCGATGGCGAAATTTCCGAAGGCCTTGATGAAAGCGCCGAAGATGGCAGCGAAGCCAATGGTGAAGGTGATGAAACCGATGCCATTGCCCAAGCAGCCGCGCAGTCGCAAGTAAACGGCAAATCCCGAGCACAAGAAAGAATTCGACGCCAGCAAGAGGAATTGCAACGCGAGCGCCAAGCGCGTGAGTCGGCAGAGCGTGAACGCCAGCAGTTGATGTACCAGCTTGAGCAGCAACGCCAAGCAGTTGACCAGCAACGGCAACAGCAGTATCTCGACACGCTCGACCCGGCAGACCGCCAAGCATTCATGCTCCAGCAGCAAATAGAGCAGATGCGCCGCGAGATGCAGCAATCGCAGTTTGCTCAGGCTGACCTGATGGACAAGACGCAATTTCAAACGCGCGCGCTAAGTAACCCCATGGTGGCTAAATATGCTGACCGTGTAGAGGACACACTAGCTACCATGCGGGCGAAAGGGCAGACAGCTCCGCGAGAATCCATTCTCAAGTTTCTGATTGGCGAGGAAGTACTGAACAAAGCCCCCGCAGCTGTCCAAAAGGCAACGCGAGCCGCTTCTTCACGATCTGCATCCAAGCCTTTGAGAGCACGCGGTAACGCGAGTTCTCAAGCAGGTGAAAACGATGCCGACCTGGAAGATCGGTTATCAAAAATCTCCTTCTAGTGAGTAAATCATGGCTACCAATAACGCCTCCAACTTTGCTTCAGACATTGGCAAGTTCATTCAGAAAAAGACTCTGGAACTGACCCAACGTCAAATCGTCGTTTCGCAGATCGCGGAACGTGTTGACCTCCCGCGCGGCATGGGTACTTCCTATTACGCGTTCCGTTATGAGCGTGTCCCCCTTCCGTACACGACGCTGGCCGAAGGCGTTCCTTCGTCCGGCGAAACGATGACCATCACGCAGGTGACTGGCACCGTTGCGCAGTGGGGCGACCTGATCCGCATCACGGATGTGGCGGAAATGACGATCTACCACCCCGTGTTCAAGAAGGCCATCGAACTTGTTGGCTACCAAGCCACGGAAACCATCGAGCGAAATACCTTCAATGCGATCATGGGTGGCACGCAGGTCAACTATGTTGGCTCCGTGGGCGCTCGCGCTTCGCTGACTTCTAGCTCCGTCCTGACACCGCACGAACTCAACCGTGCGGCGGGAACCCTGTTCACCAACGGCGCCCGGTACTACGAGTCTGGCGGCGGCGCAGACATGAAGATGAAGGCTGCGAGTGGCGCGAGAGGCGTTACCCCCGCTGCCGCGCCGCACTATGTAGCCGTCATCCACCCGTTGGTCGAGCAGGATTTGCGCGAGAACAGCGCCGTGGTCGTTGCATGGCAATATAGCGACATTGGCAAGCTGTATAACGCCGAGATCGGTCAGTGGTCGGGTATTCGCTTCACCCGTTCGAACATGGTTCCATCGTGGACTGGCATGGCTGCGGTTAACGGAACCGCTGGGACTGCTGGCTCGCTGGCAACGGCGACGTATTATGTTCAGGTCACTGCGGCTGATGCGAATACCCAATACGAGACTCGGGTGTACCAAGTTTCGGCGGGGATCAGCGTCACTGGCCCGAACGGCTCGATCAGCGTTACGGTGCCGTCTACTACTGGCTACACGTACAACGTGTACGTCGGCACGACCACCAGCCCTGCGAACCTCGGTCTGTCTGCCTCTGGCCCGACGACTGGGCCGCTGTCTGGCAATTCGACCCAGCTAGCTCCCGGAACGACTGCTGTCATCACTGGTATTGGCGTCTCGCAGACCCCGCCTGCGGCTCCCGCTACCGGAGTGACCGTGTACCCCACGTTCATCTTCGGCAAGGAATCGTTCGCACAGGTCGATCTGTCCTCACTGGAGACGTTCTACCTGACTGGCGCAGATAAGTTCGACCCTCAAAACCAGACCCGTGTGGTTTCGTGGAAGGTTTTCTACGGCACGATGATCATGAACAATCAGTTCTTCATGCGCATCGAATCGTCGTCGGCCTTCTCCCCGACCTTCGGTTAAGGTAAACTTGTGACAGGGGAGAAATCCCCTGTCACTCACCAGGAAACCCCATGAGCGATCAAGACCTTGAGATTGCGCAGGCTGTTGCGGCGACGCGCCGCGCCAAGCGGCCCGGCGAGGATGAGCCCGGCCCGGAAGTCGCGCCTGCCAAGCCCGAAATTGAATACGAGTCGGTAAAAATCGACTTGCCACCCCACGCCCCTGATGTCCGCATCGACGGGCGTGTGTTCCAGCACGGCCTGACCTACAAGGTCACGGCTGTGCAGGCTGCGAGTATGCGAGAGATCATGTTCCGCGCATGGTCGCATGAAGAAGAAGTTCGTGGGCAACGCACCGGCTTTGCCCCGAAGTCCCGTAACCAAGCTATCAGTGGGAGGCCGTACCGATGAGTGAAGATAAGAAAGTTGGGTATGTTGCTCAGTTCAGCGCGACTTTGTCGCAGGACGGGATCAGCATCACATTCAACTTCAACATGCCCGAAGATGCGTCCAAAGTAGACTTCTCGGAAAAAATTGACATGCTACGAGACGTTGTTGCCCGCCAGCGGGCTAAATCCGAAGTGCCCATGCTGGAAGCCATGATCGCGGAAAAAGAAGCTGTGTTGCGCAATCAGGAACTGGACTTGAACCAGTACCTCAAACGTGAAACTGCTTCGGTCAATGACGAGACTTCGGAGCGCATTAAAGCCCGGATCGATGAGATGACCGACGACATTGCGCGCGGCAAACGGCAACTGGAGGCCACGCGCCTAAAGAGTATCTGACATGCTCACTGCCCAACAACTCGTCACCTACGCACTGCAAATTGCCAAAGCACCAGGCTACACGACGCAAGCCGGTGACTTGTTGAATGGGCGGCTCGCTTCACTTGCGCGCCGGTTTGACTTCGACGTGTTACTCAAGACGACGCAATTTTCACTAGCGGCTGGCATTCAGCAATACGACTTGCCAAGTGACTATATCCGCGCACATGAACTCTGGTACTACATCGGCGGCTTGCCACAGACCATGCGCCAGCTCAGCCTGCCGGATTACGACCGCGCCAATCTTGGTTCGGTGGCGATGGCATACCCGACGATGTACGCGAGCGACCCAAGCACTACGCCGATTACGCTATACCTTTACCCAATGCCTAACGCGCAAATTCAATACACGCTGCGGTATTGGAGCCAGCCACCAGACATTCCCACGCCTGCAACAAGCAGCAGCGTGCCGTGGTTTCCAGATAGTGACTATCTACTGACCGCGCTTTCGGCAGATGTTATGCGTCTGACCGACGACACCCGGCAAATCCAGTACGCGGCGGAAGCTGAGAACAAGTTGCAGGCGTTCCTCAAGATGCAAGGCGACCGCGAGAATCACGCGCAAGTGGTGAGCCTCGGAAACTCGTTCCGTGGTGGCGCAGGCCGTCTGCCGCCGTCCAAGATCACAGGCTTCTGACATGCTGCGCAACCCAGCGGTCTACCAATGGCGCCCGGTAGGGCTGTCGGATGCGCGCGACGGCAAGATGGCGTTCCCCGGTGCGTGCAAGCTACTGACAAACCTGATCCACGACCCTGTCAGCAACAACATGCTGGCTCCGCGTCCTGCAAGCACGAGTCTTACGACATTCAGCACATTCACGAGTCCCGGTGTGGTGTCGGTTGCGATCACGGTGGGTACGCGCATTTTCGGCATGATCGCAAGTGGCCTGAACGCCGGGTTCGACCAGCCATTCTGCTATGACACGGCCACCAGCGCGTTTGTGTCGATCAGCGGCGTCACGAGTAGCAATGTGCCGACGACGCCGGGAACAAGCGGTGCCTGGACGCCCGCGTGCATGGCTGTGGTAGGCAACTACATTGTCATCACGCACCCAGGCTACACACTCACAAGCGGCCCCGTGGGGACGATCAATCTCACGACGCTTGCCTATGCCACGGGCAACATGATGAACGGCACGACGAGCGTTTTTGGCTCAGTACCAACGTCGGTTGCGCAGTTCTATGGCCGCGCGTGGTACGCGGTGGGCAACGATGCGTATTTCAGCAATGCCCTCGCGCCGCTGACGCAAACTGACGCCGGGCAGTTCTTGACGCTCGGCGCTTCTACTGAACCAATTACAGTGTTTGTGCCGCAGGGCATTTCAACTGCGACGCAGGGCATCTTGTCGGCACTCATCGCGTTCAAGGCGAACTCGATCTGGCAGATCACGGGCGACTGGAATTACGGCGGCTCAACTACGGGCGGCAATCTCGCGTTGAACCAGATTACGGCCAGCATCGGATGCTCCGCGCCGCGTACTGCGGTTCCGACACCGGTCGGGATCATGTTCATGGCAGTCGATGGAATTCGCACGATTCCGACGTTGAGTATGGCCGTGAGCGAACCACATCCCGATGTGGTGTATCCATTCTTCAATTGCACGCAGCCCACGCGGGCTTGCGCAGCTTACAGCGCCGACACCTATCGCATCTCACTCGATACGGTGACAACGACGGACATGCTCGGGCGGTTTGAATACTGGCTTCCGCTGAAAGTCGGCAAGTGGAGTGGTCCGCACAGTTTCCCGGCTGATGTGATCGCTCCATTTGGTAACTCGTTCATCGTCGCCGTCAATAGCGTCGGTGCGCAACTGTTTCAAAGTAATGCGTATACGACCGCGAGCGATACGTTCACCGAAAACGGTACGGCATTGACGGTCAACATGACGACGAGCCTCATCAACCCCGATCCTCCGATGGCGGAGAAGGCGGCGATTGAGATGACGGTCTCGGCGGTGTTCGGCACGCAACCTTACACGATTCAGGTGATCGATAGCCAAGGCAACCTCATCGACCAAGCAATATTAACGCCGGTTAGCGTCCCGACAACGTGGGGCGGTTCAGGTGTCGTATGGGGCGCGCCTGGCCTTGTCTGGGGCGCGGCGCCGTACAATGTCTCGATTTCTGCGCTGGCGTTTTCGGCGCCGCTTGTGTTCAAGACGTGTCAGATTGTACTTACGGGGAGTAGCGGGTTTTATTTTCGGCCGGGGCGCGTTGATTTCCGCTACGAGGCGCTTCAATACACTGGGACAGGCTAATGGCGATCATCAATCCACTTGCATATACGATTGCGAATGGCGACCCGGTTGATGCGACGCCGGTTCAGGCTAATTTGAGCCAGATCGTCCAAGATGTGAATGCAAACGCCGCGCCGGTTGCTGGAAGCGCGTCGCAACAATTCCTTGTCGCGTCCACGACGAACCCCGCTGGTGCTGTTCCGCTTGCGCAAGCGCAATCCCAGTTCGCTGCCATTAATGGTTCGGCTAGCCAGGGTTTTGCAGCAGCCAGTGTGACGAGCAGCGGCCCCGTGACTGGTGCACAGGCAACGAGCCCTGCACAGATGACGACCTTGGCGCAAACCATTGGCGCGGGAGCGACTGCCTACGCAAACGTAACGGCGTCCCGCGCTTTGGATACCGCGTACACGAACAATACGAGTCGTCCTCTTGTTGTGTGTGTGGAGGTTAATACCGCTAACACCAATAAAACCGGTGTTGCAGCTACCATTCTTGTAGGATTATCCAACGGCAGCGCAGTTTCCGGTGCGTATGCGTCGGCGTCAGTTGCGGGAAACATCTACCCTGCTGATGGTGGCGGGTACTATAGCTACTCAGGATCGGTTACATTCATTGTTCCCCCCGGTGGTCTTTATATGGCTCATGTGATTCCGGTCATAATGAACAATACCTCTACTTCTTTTTATTGGTTCGAATACTGATTTTCCAACAGGAGATTTACCCATGAACAAAACCCTTCAAATTTCTCTCCGCGTAAACGGCGTCAACCTCGTGTGCTAATACCTAGACACGACTGGAGTACTAAATCATGGCGATCATCTCACCCCTGACATACACGATTGCCAATGGGCAGGCGGTCGATGCCACGCCGCTGATGGCGGACTTGAACCAGATCGTCAGCAACGTGAACGCGAACGCCGCAGCCCTGAACGGTAGTACGACGCAGGTATTCGATGTCGCTAGTGCAACGACGAGTACGGAAGCGGTGAACCTGGGTCAGCTTTTCATCGGCAACCGCAAAGCTGTTTTCACGGCGAACGGCACTTCCACCGTCCCCGCAGGCGTCACCCAAATATGGGTCAGCGGTTGTGCCGGAGGAGGTGGTGGTGGTGGTGGTGCTTCTGCTGCCAGTGGAGGAAATGGTGGAGGTGCGGGACAGTCGACACTCAAACAATCTATCAGCGTTTCCCCTGGCGACTCATTAAGTGTGACGATAGGAGCCGGTGGAGCAAACGGAGGAACAGGGAATGCAGCAGGCGCGGCAGGAGGTAATACCGTTCTGACCAATACGACGGCATCTACCACGCTGTTGACGTTGGCGGGTGGCAGTGGTGGTAACGCTGGAGGAGGTGGTAGTAGCACCAGCAGTTACGCCAATAGCTATGGAGGTTCGGGTTATCCCGCAGGTGGTAATGGTTCAATAACCAATGATTTTAGTTATGGCGGTTCCGGTGGGTCTTCCCTTTTTGGAGGGGGTGGAGCGGCTAGTCAGGGTCTTGGATTCGGGGCAGGTCAAAACGGAGCGGGTTTCGGAGCGGGAGGTGGTGGTGGTAGTGGTGGTCAAGCTGGTGGTAACGGTAGTGCTGGTATCTTAATTGTGGAGTGGTGATAAAATGACACAGCAAGTTCTTTACAGCACGGCCACGGCTCAAGTTCTGCAATGGCAGGACACGGAACAATTCAGCTACGGGGCACCTCCGGCCGGAACGGCTACCGTGCCCGTCACTCCTGCGGAGTGGGCCGATCAAGCGGGCACATGGTACGTGGTCAGCGGTGCATTGACGCAGACCAACCCGAATGCGCCGACCGCAGCGCAACTGCTCGCGCAGGCACAAGCCGCACAGATTTCCATCATCACCCAGGCCTGCGCCGCAGCCATTACGAGCGGTTTCACAAGCTCCGCGCTCGGTAGCGCGCACACCTACCCATCGGGGCTGACCGATCAGGTCAATCTCGCCGCCAACGTGGTGAGCAGCCTGCTTCCCGGCCTCCCATCGACGTGGACGACGCCGCAGCTCTGCCAGGACGCCAGCGGCGTCTGGGCCTACGTCGCACACACCGCAGCGCAGGTCCAGCAAGTGGGCAGCGATGGCAAAGCCGCGATTCTCGGCTACCTGACCAAGAAGGCCAACCTGCAAGCCGAGATCGAGGCCGCGACCACCATTGCCGCCGTGCAGGCCATCGTCTGGTAAGCGATGCGCGACAGCTACTGACATGAAACACTACCCCCTCATCCTGATTTCTCTCGTGTATCTCGGCCTGCTGTACGGCACATGGTTCGCATTCCTCGCCATCATGGCACTGAAGTCGGCCCGCGACAACGGCAAGCTGACGAAAACGGCCAGCATCCTTGCCATCCCCATCCTGATCTTCGGATGGCTGCTGGATTTCAGCCTCAACATAGTCTCCAGCCTGCCATTTCTCGATCTGCCGCAAGAGTGGCTGCTAACCATCCGGTGTGACCGGTATCTTTCCATTGCGAACCCTAGCGGATTGAACAGGTATCGTCAGCGCGTCGCTCGGGCGCTGTGCCAAAATCTGCTTGATCCTTTCCAGTCGGGCGGTCACTGTCGGGGGATCAACCCATGAGCAAAGGAAGCGGTATCAAACTCAACCCTGCCAATAAAGGCAAGCTGCACAAGACCTTGCACGTCCCTAAGGGCGAGAAGATTCCTGTTGCCAAACTTGAGAAGGCAAAGGCTTCTCCGAACCCAGTGACGCGCAAGCGGGCTAATTTTGCACTCAATGCGAAAAAATGGGCAAAGTGATGCACGACGCGCTGGACGTTGTTTTACTGGCAGTGATTTTCGTTACGGCGGAGATCATTTTACGACGCTATTGGAAGCGCTGGCATGAATCACGATAAGATCGACGTTTCTTTTTTCACTTGGTCCATTATTTTGGGGTTTCTTATTGGGTTGGGCCAAGTCTTGGATTCGTCGGAACAACTGTCCTGGCGCATCATCATTGGACGTGCCATTGTGTCGGCAGGTTTGGCGTCCATGGCTCCCGCGTTGCTCGTCTGGTTTCCAGAAATGCCGCGCATGGCCGAGTTCGCACTTGCCGCCGTGATGGCAAGTCTTGGAACTTCTGCACTACAGGCTATCATTCGGCGTATCATTACGGGGCTCCCATCCAAGGATTCATGATGACAGCGTTCGATGACGCATTTACCGCCCTTATGGGTAACGAAGGGGGTTATAGCAACAACCCCGCAGACCCCGGCGGCGAGACCATGTGGGGCATCACCAAGCGCGTGGCTGTTGCCAACGGGTATACCGGCACGATGCAAGACTTGCCGCAAGATACGGCGAAAGCGATTGCAAAATCCGAGTATTGGGATCGTTACTCGTGCGACAAGTTCGACCCGCGCGTGGCGTTTCAAGTTTTTGACGCCGCCTACAACGGCGGTCATCCTGCGCAGTGGCTCCAGCAAGCGAGTGGTGCGACAGTGGATGGCATCATCGGGCCGGAAACCATCGCAGCGGTCAACCTGACGCCTCCGCGCGTCCTTATCATGCGTTTCGTGTCCTACCGGCTCACCTACTTGACGAGTTTGGACACTTGGCCTACTTTCGGCAAAGGATGGGCACGGCGCATTGCCAATAACCTAATCAAAGGGGCGACGATATGAGCTTGACTTGGGCGGATGTTGGGAAAGCTGTCGGCGGGATCGCACCCATTCTCGGTACTGCGCTGGGTGGCCCGGCTGGCGCTGTCGTCGGCAGTATGATCGCCTCCGCACTTGGGACGAGCGCGACGCCTGATGCGGTCAACACGGCGATGGCAGCAGACCCGACGAATGCGGCGAAAATCCTCCAGGTGCAGAACGAGCACGAGGAAAACCTCCGCAAGATGAACTTGGACTATGAGTCCACGTTGGTGCAGGCACAGGCCGGGAATATCCAGGCCGAAGCCAAGTCGGACTCATGGATGGCTGCAAACTGGCGCCCTATCCTGATGCTGACGTTCACGTTTATCGTGGCGATGAACTACGCCATCCTGCCGATTGTGTCGTGGTTCGGTGTCCACCAAGCGCCGCTTGTTCTACCGCCCGATATGTGGGACTTGCTCAAGATCGGCGTGGGTGGCTATATCGTCGGTCGCAGTGGCGAGAAAATCACTCGGAGCCTCAAGTCGTGAACTATGCGCTGACTCTAACATCCTCCGGGTGGGCTATCGAGCCGCCAAAAGCTCCACTCGATATTGCAAACGCACGGCTCCCACAATGGGCTGTGCGTTTTGTTCCAGGGGATACGCACGGTGACGCCAGAACTCGGCACCATCATCACGCTGTAGAGCAGATCGCTAAGTTAGAGGGCGACAGAGCAGCACTCTACACGCTACAGCAGAATATCTTTGCGTTGCCTGATGTGGATATGCCGCTCCAGCATGTTTTCGCCCCTGGCCTCTATGTGCGCACCATTTACATTCCTGCGCGCGGTGTGATTGTCGGCAAGATTCACAAGCATCGTCACGCCAATGTGTTGAGCCAAGGTAAGGTGGTCATCTTTACAGAGTTTGGTGGTGTTGAGCGATGGGAAGGCCCGCTTACGATGGTTTCCGAGCCCGGGACAAAGCGCGCTGTCTATGCTGAAACGGACGTATATTGGACTACAATCCACCAGAACCCTACGGATACCCAAGATTTGGCCGAATTGGAACGTATGATTATTGCGGAGTCCTACGAGGACTACGAACGTTGGAAACGCGAATGCGAGGTGTGATATGACTTGGGGCGCAGTTGGTGCAGCAGCGGTCGGCCTCTTAGGGAATGCCATACTAGGCGGCGGAGGCGGAGGCGGAGGCGGAGGCAGTTCCGGCGGTGGCTATCAAGGTAGCTCCTATCTGCCGCCGAACCTCACCACGGCAGCCAGCAACGAAATGGCGTTGATTCCGCAGCTCGGAAGCTACAACTATTACATACAGAACGCCGGTACAGCACAAGGTCTTGCAAACCAAGCGGCATATAGCCCGTACTACGGCCAGGCGCTATCTGGCGCGCAGCAGGCTGCCACTGCGGGCGTTGGTCAAGGCTATCAATCCCTTGGTGCGGCAAACCAGTTATACGGACAGATGGGGCAGATTCCGGGGCTGGAAAACCAACTCACGCAGTCCGCGTTCGACCCGCAGAACCAACTTTATAGCTACCTGCAAGCACAGAACGCCAACCAGACCAACGCCGATCTGGCTTCGCGCGGGCTTGGCATGAGCGGAGCAGGGGCGGCTATTGCTGCACAGCAGAACCAGCTATTCAACCAGAATTGGCAGAACAATCTGCTTCAACGACAACTGCAAGGTGTGCGAGGCGTGAGCGCGCTCAACCAGTCCGCAGGCCAACTCGGCTCAGTAGGGTCGTCGCTCGGCACACAGGGCACGAACCTCATAAACCAGTCCAGCGCGATGCCATACCAAACTCAGCTCAATGCGTTGCAGAGCCAGTTAGGTCTTTATGGGACGGCGGGGCAGTTCGGGCAGCAGGCCATGCTCCCTTACCAGCAACAGATTTCAGACTACAACGCCTATCAAGGGCTTGGCTCACCAAGTGCTCAGTTGGGACAGCAGAACCAACTTAACCAAGCCTCACAGGGCTACGGACAAGCAATAGGCCAATTAGCCGCGCCAATCGGAAACGCCATTGGCGGTGCTATATCCAACTGGGCCTCGGGGTTTGGTACCTCACCCAATAGCGGGGACTACCTAGGCCAAAGTAGCGGCTATAACCCTAATTTTAATATCTTGCCGAGTGGGAGCTACTGATGAACATCGGCGAATACATGCGGCTTGGTAATGTCCTGCGCGGCGCTTACACCGCGCAACAACAGAACATTGTCAACCAGCAGATCCAGCAGCGAATCAATGACGCTATAGCGACGGATGCGCTTAACCGGCGAATCGCAAACCAGAAGTACCAGGACTATCTCACTGGCCTGCAGGGCGCTGGGGCATATTGGCGCGAACTCGGGCAACAGCCTATAGCTACGCCGGTTGGAAGCTCGCCTCAAGCTCCTGCACCAGCACCGGGACAGAATAGCGCGCAGCAACCTGCACCTCAAGGCTCGGCGGTGCCATCCCCCGTGCCAATTCCGGGAGCAACACTGATGCAAACGCCATTGCCGCCCGCGGCGCAGGCACAATCGCAGCCATTGCAGCAATTCATGCCCGCGCCTCCGGGGCAGCAAAACCCGTACCAAATCCCGCCCGCTACACAGCAGATACGCGATAGAGAGGCGGTTTCGATCATGCAGCGTGAACTGCAAAGCCAACAGGCTGCGCTGCAACAGGCGACGACGCCGCAGCAGCAAGCGAACATCCAAGGGAATATCGCCGCGCTCCAACGCGAGATTGTTCGTATGAGCGCGAGTGCTGGGCCTGCCTTGGGCGCGTCTGCGCAGCAAGTGCCTTCGTCCGCCCCCGGCGCTCCGCAAGGGGGTTTAGATAGCTCACTCTCCGGGATGCAGGGCACTTACGGGCGCGTGCTCGCGCTGGCGCAGAGTAATCAGGTCATCAACCTCGCGGGGAAAGCCGCAGCGGAGCTTATCAAGGCGCACCCTGACTGGACAGACCGGCAGTTGTCCCTGGCGATGGACAACATCTACCCGGCGCTGTCTGAGCAGTCCAAGAACATGCTCCAACTCGCCGGGCTGAGCAACACGGAGATGTTTAAGACAGTTAGCGCCTTATTGCGCCAACAGGCATTAGGTGCGCGCTATCCGGGTATGGGCGGCCAGACCCCCTATTCCCCGCAAGCAGTTGACGCGGCGGCGCAAGCGTGGAAAAACGGTGTGAAGCCCCCTGTAGCGATGATCCCGTGGGTACTCCAAGCCCACCCTGAACTGGGCGGTCAGGTTGCGCAAGGGCAAGTTAACTTGACGAGCCAAAAGGCCGCTGCTGGAGCGTCCGCTACCGCGCCTATCAAGGTACAACAGGCGGCGGACACCGCAGTTGCTACTGCTGTGCCGAGAGCGACAGGTTCCGCGCTTGCACAGGTGCAGAAGAACTTGTCCGCCATCGAGCCAGCATATCAAGCCATGGACGCGAACTTCGAGGGGCTTATCCAAGCTGCCCAAAAATACGGCCTCGGCCCGGCCACGCCCGTCAATTCGCTTCTTAACCGTATGCGCAAGATGGGCGACCCGAGCTACACGACATACGAAGTGTTCCTTAAGGGCGTCCAGAAAGAGTTTGGCAAAGTGCTGCAAGGCGCGACAGGCGCGCGCGGTGTAAGTGTCTCAGCGATGAAGGATGCTGAGGGCACGCTGTCACCTAATATGACGCTGGGTCAGTTGGAAGCCGCTGCCACCGCGCTCAAAACCGAAGGCGGCAACGTGCTCCAAAGCCTGCGCGACCAGAAGCAGCACCTTACGCAGCAGTTGGGCGGAAACACGAATAGCGCTTCGGGGCAGCTGCCTGAGATTATTTCCCAAGCGCAGTATGATGCGCTCCCCAAAGGGGCGCAATATATGCACGACGGAAAGGTCTACACTAAAGGGGGTGCGTGATGGCGTGGACTCCGCCTGCTTCTGATGCTACTCCCGCATGGACTCCGCCAGCAACGGATGCACCGGCAACCCAAAAAGCTTCCGCGCCTACTGTAGCTGCACCCAAAGGGGCCGGATGGTCGTGGATGGATAAGCTGCGCAACGCAGCTAGTGCGACGGGACAAAGCATCGAGGACTTGGCAAAATCCGCAGCGGTGCCTTACCTCAACGCGGCAGGGTTGCTGAGCCATGTGCCTATTCGCGCGATCAGCGACATCGGGCAACAGGCACAGGCAGATGCGAGTGCCTTGCAGAAGAATGTCAGCCCGATTTCGCAGATCGTCGGTGGTCTTATTGGCGGAGCACCTTTAGCGGTGGCGACGGGCGCTGCGGCTGCGCCGTTAGCGGCTGGGCCGATTAGTGCCGCAGCAGCAGGAATTGGAACTGGTGCAGCGCTGGGCGCAGCAACGTCTAATGAGGGATCACGGGGCGCGGGTGCGATGCTCGGCGCTGCTGGCGGAGCAATACCTGGGCTACTAGGCGGCGCGAAGTATGGTATTGGAAAGCTATTCGCTCCGGGCATCAAGGACGCACAAGACGTTGCTGCTGTCCAAGCTGCGCAAGCACACGGCCTCATCGTTCCGCCCAGCGAGTTGACGGGAACCCCGCAAGTTGGCCGCGAGATGTCGGGCAGCTTCGGGCCATTTGCCCAAAAAGTACCCGAGCAAAACATTCACACTTTCGGGCGTCAAGTGTTCAATACGTTGGGGCTTAAGGGCGAGACGAATGTCAACGCACAAAGCGTACAACGGGCCATATCCAAAATTGGCAACGATTTGCAGACACAGATCGGCCCTGCGAGGCTCACGATTGACCCGAAAGTCGCCGCAGCCGTAGATAGTGCCATCACGCAGAACAAGCCCATGCTCGCTGATATGGCCGTTGATCCAGAAAGCAAAGGGGTAGCCTCCGCGCTGTACCGGGCGCAGGGCGGCGACACAATCAGCGGGAAGGACTACTTCAAGGTTTCCCAATGGCTGCGCAATAAAGCTGCGACAACAAATGATGGGGCAACCAGAGATGCGTTGTCCAGTCTAGAAAAAGCGTGGCAAAACGGAGCGTCAGGAGATACTGCGCGTGTAGGCCGCGCATTGCGCGTCTACCGCACGCGCATGTCGCAGGCGCTCGACTTGCAAAGCATGATGACCGACCCAGGGGTCGCAGCTGGCACTAAGCCTGTCAACCCGGCCAAGCTGTATACGACAATGGCGAAGGGTAAGCCATCCGTCCTCTCGGGGCAAAGCCCTTACAAGATTGCTCCGCTCGCGCAGTCCGCAGCGGTCACACAAGCGTTCGGGACGGGCACTAAAATCCCAGGGTGGGCTGAGCGCGCGGCCAGCCTAGAAGGGCTTTCCGCGCTCGGAGACGGAAAATTGAGCCTCCCCTATACGGGAAAGCTCAATTTAGCGCAGAAAGCCCTGTTCGGTTCAGCGGGGGTGCTTACGCGCTCTGCGCTCAAGGAACTCGCCACGCCTGAGGGGCAGAAAATGCTCTTGGGCGGCTATAAACTCACACCACAGCAGTTGCAAAGCATCCTGCGCTATAGCTCCCTCGCTGGCACGACAGGTTCTACAGCGGCAAACACCTCAACCCCCTCACAGACGTTGCCCTGATGAAAATTCTCGTCATCGATCCTTCAGCCCTCGCCCTCGATTTCTGTCTGCGTAGCATGTCCGAAGGTGCGCAAGTCAGGTGGTTTATCCGCAACAAGCCCGAAGGGCAGATCACAGTGGGTGACGGCCTCGTGCAAAAAGTCCAGCACTGGGAGCAGCATATGAACTGGGCAGACCTCGTGTTCCTGCCCGACAACTCGGTCTATATGGCTGACTTGGAAAAATGGCGCCAGCGCGGCTACCCGATCTACGGGGCGAACGCATTCACTGCGGAATGGGAACTCGACCGACAGGTGGGCATGGACGTGCTGGAAGCGCATGGCATCAAGCTCATGGAGGGCGAGACGTTTACCAGCTACGACAAGGCCATTGCCTATGTGAAGTCCACGATGGGCCGCTATGTTTCCAAGCCGTTCGGGGACGCCGACCGAAGCTTATCCTACGTCAGCAAAGGGCCTGCGGATATGGTCTATATGCTGGAGAAGTGGAAACGCACGGGCAAACGTGTTCCGGGGTTTATCATGCAGCGGTTCCAGCCCGGTATTGAGATGGCAGTAGGGGCTTGGGTCGGCCCGCATGGATTCGCGTCGCCGTGGTGCGAGAATTTCGAGCACAAGAAACTGATGAATGATGACTGCGGGCCTAACACGGGCGAGATGGGCACTGTCGTCTATTACACCGAGAAGTCCAAGCTCGCAGACAAGGTACTTAAGCCGCTGGAAGATTACCTCGTTCGCGCGGGTCATATGGGCTTCGTGGACGTTGCCGTTATCATTGACGATAAAGGGACGCCGTGGCCGCTGGAATTCACCATGCGCCCCGGTTGGCCTATCTTCAATATCCAGCAACAACTGCACAGGAGCACCGCATCATGGATGCTGGAAAGCCTCAACGGAGCGTCAATTTGGACGAACTTCTCGACGGATTCGCCAGCGACGGGCGTCGTAATGGCGATCCCGGACTTCCCGTACAACCGACTGAGTCGCAAGGAGGTATCGGGGACGCCGATCTACAACTTGGACAAAGTGAGCGCGAACATTCACCCGTGCGAGCTAAAAGTGGGCAAGGTTCCCGTCGAGGTCGGCCAAAAACTCGTGGAGCAGACGCATCTGGTGAGCGCTGGAACCTACCTGCTGGTGGCAGCAGCAGCCGCGCAGTCTTTGGCGAAAAGCCGGGAAGCGGCGTATGCGGCCTTGGAGTCGTTGTCGGTGCCGAACTCCCCGATCTACAGAACGGACATTGGCAAGCGCCTGAATACCCAATTGCCCAAGTTGCAGAAGATGGGCTACGCGACGAGCCTACGCCTGTAGAGGATAAGCCCAACGAGCGTCTGACGCGGCTTGTTGGAAAGTCACTGCGCAAGCTAGAGCAAATCCTTGATATTGAGCCGTCGCCTTGGGACAGCGACTACGTCAAGTTGCTCGCCATGCAGAAGGACGCGGCAACCAGCGTCATCGGCATGAGCATCAAGGCCGATGAGAGCCGCTTCCGCGTACAAAGCGAGTCAGCTATCGTCGCTATTTTGCAGGAGGTTCGGGCGTTGAAGGCACCGACACAGCCTGCAATCGAGGTTCAAGCGGCTTCCTCCTGAACTTCGGGCATTTCCATATCCAGCTTTGTCGTGTCAATTTCCACGCATGTGGTCTGCCCCTGCGGGGGAAGGCCAACAGCCCCGCGTGTGATGGTAATGCGGCGCTCACCGAACATCACGCCAAGCCGTGTCAGCTCGGCGCGGAACTCGCTCCAGTCCATGCGATAGGTCAACACATACCGGCGCAGCGAGCGCAGGTCGATGAATAGGTGTTTCGTTGCCTTCTCGTAGCGCATCAAATAAGGCGCTTTGGTGTGCGCGATGAGCATCACGACGTTCTGGTCATTCGTCTGAATGCAGTGGTCGATGTTGTCGTTGATATAGTGGGTCAGAACCTCCTCAATGGAGATGCCGAACGACCGGGCATGACTGCGAGCGGCGACGATCAGCCCTTTGCCAAACTGATAGACCGCGCCCAGGTCAACTTCGAGTTGCAGGCACTTGTTGAGGATCGCGCCCATGGTGACAGCGGCGGCAACCATGTTCACGCGAATGCGTTCTTCCGTGCTAGCGCGCAAGTCCTCTTGCAACTTGCTCTTGGCCTTCTCCAGCTCACGAGCGATAACCTCTTGATGATCTACGAGGTACTGTGCCAGCATGTGCCCAGCAGCCCCGGCATTGGCAAGTGTCTCGCGCTTCATGGCGTCACCATCCTGGAACTTGGTGTTTTCCGGCAGGTACATGCGCATCTCCAGCACGCGGAAGGCTTCGGCCACAGACCCCACATCGAGCAACTTCTCCAGGATGGGCGCATTACTGGAACTGGTCAGGATAGTGTGCCACTCAGGCGCCATCTCGCGCATGCCGCCTGAGCGATCTAGGCGGCGCTTGTCACGGCCTTCTGATACGTCATAGGCCAGGACGGCGAGCTTCTCCGCGCTGAGTTTCGTCAGTTCCTCGGCCTGCACTGGAAGGTTGTGCATGATGGACAGGAACACGATGCGGGCGTTCTCCGTGTCCTGCGCCTTGCTGAACGCTGCTTCGACATTCCCGAACACGCTAGCGACCGCAGCCTGCACCGTGGACTTTCCCTGGCCGGATGGGCCAACAATGGAGAACACGCCACCACGCTCGCCCGTCAGGTGCATCAGCACGGCGGCCAGCGACATGACAAAAGCGAACCGCTGCAAGTCGTTGTGCATCAGAGGCTGCACTGCCTGTGACCATGCCTGCCATGTGCCTTGCAATGGCATATAGCGGGCTAAGTTCGCCGCATGGCTTTCCAGATGGACGTAGTGGGGGTTCTCACCGCGCTTGTAAATGCGGTTGCCAATCAAGAACGAGCCATCGGGCTGCCATCCAAATTGCTTATAGCTTTGCATCACTTTCTGATCCTTCTCTAGTTTTTCCTTGCTGGATATGAGAAACTGCTTTACCGCAGCCAACTTGCGCCCCGTGCAGGAAATGCCGATGTTGTTAAGCCAGACCTCGCAGTCCTTGGCAATCTGTTGCATGGTCAGCAGATGCTTGCTCTCTGTGCCGTTGCGAACTGTTACCTCGATGTACCGCTGTTCCTGAACACCTGGAAGTCGGACGACGTTGGTCACGGCCACGGCGTAGTCGAGCAAATCTGACCAGCTCTCGCCATCTTCGGTGCCGACGGCCATCTGCAACTTTCCGCCCCGCAGCCGGAACCCTCCTGGCATGAACTCGTTCAGCCCTTCGGTTTCCTTGACGATAGGCTCTGGCTCGATGCCTGCGCGCTCCTTCTTGCGCAATATGTCCAGCACTTCCTGCTCATCCAGCGGCGGGTGGCAGTGGGCGACGTTGAATGCTAGTAGTTCGCGCTCAAGATCGTCTCCCTTCGCTCCGCTTTTAATCATCGCGTAGGCGGCGTTGCTGACATAGGTGTTGCGCCCACCTTGGGCGTGCATGCCAAGGGCCGCAGCGGCCAGCGATGAGGGTTTGACAGGCTGGTTACGCGGGGTAGCGCGTATCATGTCCAGCAGCCGCGCCGGGAACACGGGCAAGTCCCCCAGCGGCTGCAAGCCATTCAGCCAGTGGTATTCCCACTCGTCGCCAGCATCGTCCACAACGCGGCTGGGCGGCAGGACATCCTGACCACCGGCTGCGCGCAGCTCGAACCCATGCGCATGCAAAGGGATCGTGCGCAGACCCTCCGGGGCGCGGAACAACGCCTTCCAGCGGTTCGGGCGCCCGCTCGTCCAGCGCGGGACGCTCGTCTTGATCGTCTCCAGCGTAGATTCTGACAGCCCTTGCTGCGCCCACCAAGCCAGAAACCTCGGCTCGTCATCTACATCTAGACAGCATGTTCCGCTCAGGCCGTGGTTGATGCCGACGTTACCCGCATGCAGTTTCCCCAGATCGGTGCATCCTTTCCTCAGCCATCCTGATGTTCTTGGCCCCTTAGTGTGGGCCGGTATGGCGACAAGAGCCATACCCATTTGTAGGTATTGTTCGATCATGGTCGTAGTGGATGGGGGCGAGAACCCCCATCTTAGACTCATGCAATGCCGTCAAGCAAACTGTCCAAATCGACTGCATGAGAGGCCTTGGGCTTGGTAACTGCCTTCGGCTCGGGGGTCGGTGCACGCTCTACTTCGACAGCCTCTACAGGCACGGGAGCCCGGATGATCGGTGCGCCCATGCCAACGGCAGCCAGCGCACTCTCCGACGCCCGCAAGCCGTCCGCCGCCGCGCGTTCGTCATCCTTGAGCGCCCGTGCGACCGAGAACAGGACGTGCGGATAGGTGGCCTTGTCGTCGAACTGGGCGTCGATGACAATACCGTCAAGGTCGATGCCTTGCGCCATCACATCGCGCTTGATGAAGTCGACAAAACTCATCATATTTGTGGGCGCCAGACGCCAAGCATAAATCTCGCCCGGGTTGCCGACAAACATGATGGCGATGCGCTTGGAGTCCTTGCACCGCTTGTTCTTCTTGCCCGTCATGGGGTTGAGCTCACTCCCCCACACGTTGTGCTCGCAGTTCTGGCACGACTCAGACTGCTTTGCCTGCGCGTCGGGGTGTGGACGCAAGCCGTCATCCGAAAAGCAGTCCGGCGCAGCAGGTTCAACGTCGGGGTCGTACTTTTTCAAGTAGAAGGTCTTGGACTTCGCCGGGTTGGCGCTGACCAGGGCGAACTGGATGTTGAACGTGTTGAGAACCTGCTCATCCTCGCCCCCGGTGGGCTTCAACCGCCAGCGGGCGGCCTTGATGCCGACTTCGGGGAACATGCGCCCCTCGCCAGTGACGCCTCCAAGTGCAGCCATCGTCATGGCACTCGGTACTCTGACAGTCGGCAGGTTCTGGTTCTTCACAGTGATGTTGCTCATTTCTTCGTTCCTTTCGCGGTTTCGAGTATGCGGCGTTTAGCCGCGACTTGGCTCAGCACAAGCTGGCCTTTCCCGGCGATTTGTGTGCAATGCACTTCATCGCCAGAAATTTCCTTGACCTTGACGCGGCCCATGGTCATCGTGTTGATGACGGTGCCCACTTTCAAGTCGAATGTCACAACGTAGTTTGTCATTTGATGGTCAGTACGAATGTAGATTGCACCTCAGTGCCCGGTATTGCCTCGTTATCGTCAATCAGCCGCAGGGCTTCCGATGTGTCGATGCTGCGCTTGACGAGCGCGGGGTTCTGGGTGGCAAACGTGTCGAACGCATCCCAATCCACTACGCGCACGGTGCGCCGCAGGCTGGTGATGGCGTGCCCAGCTTCGGTCTTGGCTGACTTTAGCCCAGCGCCTTCTAACGCAAGCTGTATCTGTTGAGACAGCTCAGACATGCGGGACTTGAGGAGCGCATCTACCTTATCGCGCTCGTCGCGAACAGCCTTGTATTGCTCAATCAGGTTATTGAGTTCCATAACTTTCTCCGTTTACCCACGCCATAACTAAGTTTTGTAGGGACTGGCGTGCTTGGTTCCTACTGTAGATTGCATGCTCGATGGGGTCAACATAAAGATGCAAAATTCTGCTGTGGGATGTCTGCGAGGGGCGCTGAATGCGTGCGTTGGCCTGAACATAGGAGTCGCCCCCGTCAGCGGGCGAGTACCACACGATCGTGTTCGCCGCTGTGAGTGTCAGGCCGTGGCTCATCGTGCGCGGGTCTGCGACTAGCACGCGGGGGTCAGCTTCCTGCTGGAATGCCTTGAACGCCTGTGCGCGCTCTGCAAGCGGTGTCTCGCCGGTGATGACCTGCACGCTGTAGTCCTTGCGCAAAGCGTCAGCCACACGTTTGACGACACTACTGAACGACGCAAACACAATAACCTTGCGGTCACACTCGTCGAGCACGTCCTTGAGGAGTGCCATGCGTGTGCTGGCGTCTACGTCATGGGCGACATGCTCTTTGTCGTACACGGCGCCCGCGAGGATTTGAAGTACCTTGAGTCGCAGCGCGCCCTCATGCACGGCAGTAATCTGCACGCCGCTACTTAGCACGAGCTGCATCTTCTTGCGCAGGCCGTCAAGCGCCGCCCGCTGCGCCGTCGTCATCTCGGCTTTGCGGAATTCATAGGTCGTGGGCGGCAAGTCGATGCACTCGTCACGCCGGAACCGGATAGCGGGCTGCATGAACTCACCCACGATCTTGTCTGAGTCACCCACAGGAACCCACTTGAATGCCGTCACTTGGCGCATGACCGTGTTGCGCCACGCACGGTTACTCATTGATGGCTTGACGATCAGCGCCTGCTGCCCCCATGCGTCGGTGGGCTCCTGCGGCGTAGGCGTACCCGTGTTGAGCCACACGAGCGGGTTGCCAAGGTCACGAATGGTGTTGCGGAGTGCCTTCCACCGCGCCGTGCTGGGATGGCGGTACTTGTGGCTTTCATCCACAATGATGAGCCCTATATCCCCCCGCCGAACGAGTGCCTCACGGACTGCATCAATCGTAAGCCCCTCGTTGTTGATAATGTAGTAGTCAGCATCCTGCTCTATGGCGGCCAAGCGTTGCTTGACACTTCCGTGCAGCACACTCGACCGCCTGCGGCCTGGCAAGTGCTCGCCGATGGCGTCTCGCCAGACGCTGTAGACAGTGGTCAGCGGCGCAACAATCAACACGCGCTTGACAACGTGCAGCCCCAGCAGAAAGTCACTCGCCCACAAGTTGCCGAGTGTCTTGCCGGTTCCTGGCTCACTCAGGTTGTGGCATCGCACATGCGTGGTCAGGAACCGGCACATCTCCACTTGGTGTGCCATAGGCTTATCGATGGCCGGGCTGCGCGGCCAGTCATAACTCGTCTCGATAGGCGACTTGACCGGCAACCCAATACCCGCAGCGGCGATCTGTGCAATGAGGTTGACCGGCGCCACAACGGTGCCCATCACCACACGCGCGCCAGGGATGGCCTGCGCCACACGGTCGGGGTCAGGCAGGCCCGGCCAGCCAACCGAGTTATGCTTTTGGCTGTAGAGCAATTGCATCAAGCATCTCCCGTACTGTGCTGGCACTGCGCGCCACGGATACCACGCCGCGCGCGTCGAGAATGGCGTCAATCTCGCGCTCCTGGTTGGGCGTAAGAATTCCCGTCTCGCTCTTTGCCTCTACGGCGAAGAACTGGCCCTTGTAGCAACCAATAAAGTCCGGTATCCCAGCGCGCCCATAGCCGTTCATGCTGGGCATGAAGTACCAGCAACCATATTCCTTGAGGACACGCTTAATGGCATCCTTCACTTTCGCCTCGGGGGTCATTGCACGGATACTCCGACGCCTTCCTTGACAGCCGTGATAGCGCCTTCCAAGAGCTGCACCATCATCTCGTTGACCTTCTCGCCACTGGCGTTGCATCGCACGCTCAGGCGTCCGTTGCCGTGGTAATCCACAACGACCGTCACGAGGGGACGCTCAACGTCATCGGATATGGTTTGCGCCGGTGTGGCCGGGATCAGACTGTTCAGGCTCATACGATCTCCTTGGGGTAGAACTTGCACTTGTGGGCGCTGCACCAGTTGCACAGCGGTGTGGGCTTCGGTGCCCACCGGTCATCTGCTTCGATCTGCGCGATAAGCCGCGCGATTTCGGCTTGCACTGCGGCGACGTTGCACCGCTCATATTCGGTTTGCTTGCCGATCTTGCCCGTGGTCAGATAGACGTTGAAGCTGGTCAGCTTCTCGACATCGGGGAATGCCGCGAACACGGCAACTGCATAGCAGTCATGCTGCAACGAATCCTCGCGGGGCTTGCCGGTTTTCCAGTCCATGACCACGGCGCGCTTACCATCGTCGCTTATCAGCAGAACATCCAGCTTGGCAATAAAGCCCTTGGCTGGGCGCGTCAACGAGAATGCGAACTTCTCGGTCAAGTAGATGGTCTGCTCGATGCGGGCATTCTTGATCCTGTCACGAACGGAGGAGATGGAAGTCTCATAAACCTCCATGTGCTTAGGCAGCGGCTGGCGCTGCTTCAACGCTGTCTCAATGGCCTCGTGAACTTCGGTTCCCGCAGCGGCTTCCTTGCCCTGGTACGGTAGCGTGTCCTTGGCCTTGTATTTGCGGAAGAACTGCTGCGGGCAGTTGCGGTAGCAGTTGAGGCTGCTGTAGGAATAGATCACTGCTGCTCCTTTTTCTGCTCGGCTATTGCCTTGCGGTAGGCATCCAGGGCGACGCGAAGGTCATCGCGTAGCTGCTTGTTCTCGGCATAGACCTCTTTCGCAAACTTCGCCAGTGTCTGCTGTGACCAAGACTCAAAATTCTGACCGTCCATCAGCTCGTCCTCAGGGCTATAAAAACCAACAGTCCAACGATCATCGGCAATGACCCAAGTCATGCATAGCTGACCGCGAACGCCACCAGCGTAATAATCCAGAATACGCCGCTCATTTTGAATACTCCTTCGCATATCCACCTGCGCAGTCCAACGGTACACCTTCGGCATAATCTGGCGCGGAACGCATGACGGCCTGCGCAAAGCCGAGTGCGTCATCTGCTTCGTCCTCGCGGGCGAGAAACACAACTTCGTCGTGCGTCATCGTCGCCACTTGGTACTTCTGCGCGATGACCAGCATCTGGTCGGCCACAATGTCACGCGCGATGGCTTGAACAATGTTTTCCACCAGCGATGCGCCATAGATGCGCTGTTTCGCACCGTACTCAAACCCGTCACTGGTCAACCGCAAGTCAGGATACGATAGCCAGCGGCCCGAGGGCAAGCGAAGTTTTTGGTAGGATGTCACGATGCCGTGCTGCCAGTCGATGCGCTCTTCTTGCATCATGGCGCGCAGCATACGATCCGCGCTGCGCCACAGTGCGCGGATTGCAGTGTATGTGCTCCGGTAGGTTGCTACATACCCTGCCGCGTCGTCAAGCGTCGTGCTTGGTTGCTTGAGAGCAATCTGCGCGTGCAACTTGACGTGGCCGACGCCATACCCAAGTCCGAGAATGCAGTTATGAACAATCACTGGACCCAAGTCCGTCATCACCGTAAACCGATGGTTCGGACCGCAGTTGAGCAGATCGTAGACTGGCAATTTCTCGCTCAAGCGCAAGGATTCGTTGCGACAAGTCGTTAGCTTTTCTGCGGGTGGCGATGTTTTCTTTTCGGGTGACAAACCTGACGTTCCCTGGAGCGTAAGGCCCGTCAACATTGATCCGGTCAAGCTCAAGCTCTGGAACATCCCACCCTGGAATGGTTTGTATGTACCGAAGAAACGCTGATCGGTCATCTCTCCATTCTTGGCAGACATAAATTCCTCGCTCGCCATAACTCGAAAAGGCTGCGTTCCGAGGGTTGTGGCACCGGCCAATGCACGAGGATAGGCGGTTAAGCAGCCGTGTGCGGTGCCCGTCATCCGCGAGCGCGTCCTTATATTTCCAGTATCGTTTTTTGCTGGCAGCGACTTTCGCGCACGCGTTGCAGCGAGTAGACCTCCCAGATAGGAGATTGTGCCGGTCAACCATCCCTTCGTTCCCGCAAGAGCATCTGACATACGGGTGCCACCCAGCCATTTGCCCGCTTGATGGGCGAACCATCGGACGCCAGTCGAGGATGGTAAGGTCGCCGTAAACAGCGCCGACGCTAGCAGGGAACGGTTTTTGAGGACCTCTGACCACTCCGCCCATCCATGTTCCGTCAGGATTTCGTGGTCCGAAGTAGCGTTTACGCCGATCCCCCGCAATGTTGGTTTCAGGCCCTGAAACCTCACGCCGCCATGCTTTACCCATGATTCTCCATCCCACACCAAGTCCGTTTCCTTGACCCGAATAATAGGCTTCCAGCCATTGTTGGTCAAGACTTTGGTGTTGGCTGCTAGGCACGTCTTGCCGACGAAGCGCCGCGCGTCGTCAATCTGCTGCCCAGGCCAGATTCGCATGGCGAACCGAACGTACACGTCGTCGCCATCAGCGAACTGCTGGAGCAACTCATTCTCTCCCGCCAGCCACGCGAGCACGCGCGCCTCGATCTGCGACGAGTCCACAACCACCAGGACATATCCCTCAGGTGCCGTTAGACACTTGCGCAGCGCAGACCCACGGTTGAGATTCTGCATGTTGACGCCGTCCCATCCAGACCATCGCCCCGTATGCGCCCCGTGATACTTGAGCGGCACAGGCATGACGCCACGTCCAGCCACACCGATGAACTTCTGCGTGCGACGCAGCTCGGACACGCTCTTAGCTGCAAGCCTTCCGCGCACTAGATGCCCCACATGGGGGTTCTCCAGCAACGCCAGGAAGTCAGTGTCTGTCTTGCGGAAAGTTCCGGGCACAGCCACGCCATGCGCTGCGAGGACGGATGCGAACTGCGGATTGCTCATCAGCACGCTTTCAAGCACGCCAGCCGAGGCAATAGCTTCATCGCGCTGCGCCTCAAGCTCAGCCATCCGGTCGTGCAATAAACGTGCATTGACTTCCAGCACCGGCTCGGTGAACAGACGTGTAGTGAGGTCGATCAGCGCCAACTCGCGCGCCGCGCGCACGCCGCCCAACGTTGTGACCATGTCCGCGCTCAGGCGCTTGTATAGCTTGCGCAGCAGGTTCACGTCCTGCACGCAATACTCGGCAAGTTGCTGTTCCAGCAGAGGGTCAAGATCACGCACACCCAGCGTCTTCGCTAGAGCGTCACCTTTGGCGCCCAGGTCGTAATGCTCGGAGAGAGCGGCCAGTGTATGCTTGCCGTGGTAACGCACGATGCGGCTCATAGCCAGCGTGTCATGGGTGCGCTTTGGCGCGACACCGAAGCGCCAGGACAGGATTGCCATGTCGAACGGCGCGTTGTGAGCAACCCATATAGCCCCGGGATGCTCGCTATGCAACGCTGACAGCGCAGACTGCACTTGCGCAGGTGGAACCCAATATGGTGTTGTGTCGTCCACGGCAATGCTGACGCCATGCACCTTGAACCGCTCGTCACGGATGTATTCTTCCGTGCTCATTTTGGTGAGCGAGTACGCACGGTCATAGTAGGTTTCGAAGTCGATGTAGATAGTCGTCATGCGCGCCGCTCCACAGTCTTGTCGAGCAGCCAGCCGGTGCGCGTCATGCGAACCATCTGCACACCGCGTAACCAGCGTACTTGCAGGGTTCGTGTCGGCCAAAGCCTGCGCGCATCATGGCGCAGCGTCATCAGTGATTTCATGCTTTCTCCTTCGCTTGTCGAACCCACAACACGGCAGCTGCGGGCCGTTGAACATCTAAATGGCTTCCTACTGCATACAGGGCGACTATCTTGCTTCCCCGCATGCGGTAGTCCGCGATATACACGGCTTTGGCACGGTGCAGCCTGCGCATCGCGTTCGCCACGCTCGCCGGGTTGGCCTTGATGTCGTCTGCGATGTCTGGCACGCACTTGGCACCATGCGTCAGCATGTGCTGCACTATTTTGTCAACAATGGTCATCATCTTCACGCTCCGAAATCCCACTCAGGTAGAAGAAGGCGACGCTGCCCACTAGGATGCCGTAGACGCCCCAAGCGCGGTGCAGCCAGTCCGTAGCGCTCCCGACATAGCCGAAGCAAAACAGGATGCCGCAGAGGGCCGCAAACGCCCCAATGCGGGCGACAAAATCAATCTTGTCCATAACGATGTCCTCAGAACGGCGCGTGCACGCCAATGTAGAAATTGTGGGCGACGACGCCCCCCTCAATGCCGATGGTCAGCCACTGCCAATACCGCCGATCCTGCTCCGGCAACATGCGGCTGATGACGTAGTGTCCGACAGCGCAGCCGAGCATATAGCGATTGACGGCGGCATTGCTTGGATGAGGCCCAAGAATCGGGTTTTCCTCTTGGTAGGTGGGTTCGTGCGCGATGTTGTGCGTCTGCAACGTATCCAGCAGCAGCAGGCCGGTGAATGCCAGTTCACGATGGGTATCCGCAGGCGTCCACTCTGCGGCGTGCGCAGTGCTGGCGACGAGCAGGAGGGCTAGAAGAAAGGCTTTCATTTCTCGATCCTTTCCGGGCACCAGGTAGCGGCGACGATATTGGCGAAGCTGAGGTATTGCAGTGACTTGAGTCTGTCGTTGTCCTTGCGCACCTTCGCGCGGAACTCATCCAGCGTTCCGACGAAACACCCGGCGCGCACAAGTGGGCCGTTTTCAACGTTGAATGCATAGATCGTGCGATGGGCCGATCCACCGCCTCCAAATGACATCAGCGGGTATCCTGCAAGTGCTTTGCGGTTGCCCTCGAAGCTGCACCCCGCGCCGAAGCTGCACCACGCGCCGAATCTGCACCACTCGCCGAAGCTGCACAACTCGCCGAAGCTGCACCCAGCGCCGAAGCTGCACGACTCGCTGAAGCTGCACAACTCGCCGAAGCCGCACCCCACGCCGAAGCGGCACGACTCGCCGAATCTGCACCACTCGCCGAAGCTGCACGACTCGCCGAAGCTG